GCACTTACCTTGGAAAGCAAACTTAAAAAAATAATTTTGATATGAAAAGAAAAACAGTACTCCTGCTCAATGGTCACTTGGATGTGATAGGCAGGGAAATTATCACCACTTTCTTAGGGATCGTGGTCAAACGAGAAAAAATATTGTATAACAGAGCTGTAAAATACCGAAGGTAATGAAAAGAAAGGTAAAAAAACTTCTCGTAGGTATGATACGAAAAGCCGTACGAGAAGTTGTAAGAGAGGAGATAGGCAAAAGAAAAGTTACTCATATTACTATTGACCATCTAATAGGGCAACTTTCTCTTTCAACTGTTGCAAATGAGCAGCCCAATCATTTAGAGAAATCCCTTCAAGTGTCATCGACATACCTGAAGGAAGTTGTGACATCTGCCTTAGTAGAAGCTGTAAATAAGACTTGTACTCTTTTAGATACTCCTCAAAAAGGTGATCCTGGTACAATACAGGTAGAGAAACGCCATTAATGCTTGTAGAAGCAAAAGAATTATAGGCGTTGTAAAGGGACTTTTTAAAAAAGTCATTTTCAAAAGCATTAAAGCTATAATACTTCATAAGCCAATTATTGAATTCTTCAAAATTCATACGAATATATTTAATTAGTTTGAGGCTACAAAGGTAGCGAATTTTTCCCTAAGTCAGTAGGACTGACAGCCGAAAGGTTGGCGAAGCGAAATCGCATTAGGGAGCAAAAAAGAAAAGATTATGCCCTATTTATGGTTACATAATAAAGTTGCAGTGGAGGTGGAAGAGTTGGTTCCTAAGTATTGGAATGTCCTCAAGTCCTTACAGAGTACAATCTCCCGCAGTGAAGGTAAGCCTTATGGTGTTAAGAAACTCCAATCGGGAGGGAATGGGCGTAGACTACTGATAGACTATGACACCCTCCCCAAGGAGATACAAGAGGCACTGGGTGATCCACGAAAAGCAGGTCATTTGTTAGAGCGATATTACCAAGTAAAAGACGAAACGATACGCTTCTATAGTGAATGGAAACGTGGGGACAAGCACCTTACCGATGAAGAGATAGACCGCTACATCATCAATGCTACTACCCTGCAAGCCTTGGTTACCCTTGAGCAGGAACGACTCAATATTCGCAAGGCATTGCATAAAAAGAGTGCTACCAAGGGGCTTGCTCAAAGCCTACTTACCGATGCAGTGAGCTTTAACGAGACCTTGCCCCCAAGTCGTAAGCATAGCCTGCCTGAGAGTTTAAGGCATTTTAAAAACACTTTAAACGCCTTTAAAACCGATGGACTCCTCTCCGTTATCAAGGACCCTTATGGAAAGGGTAAGCAGAACGCCCGAAAGGTAGATGAGCGTGTCATAGAGGTACTACAAGGCTTATTCGTAGGACAAACCCATAAGCCTACTCCTACCGATATATCTCGGCAATACGATGCCTTTTTGGCTGGCTATATAGAAGTATTCAACAAGGAAACAGGAGAACTATATGAACCTACTGGCTTCCCCGCCTTGAGCGAAAGTACTATCAAAGCCTATCTGATGAGTTGGGAACAGAAAATCATCTCCTACAATCTCAGAAGTGGAAACCGACAAGCCTTTATGGGGCAATTTATCCCCTATGCACAAACGGAGTTACCCACCAAAGCAGGGTCTATCCTCTCCATTGACGACAGACAACCTCCATTTTGGTATGAAAAAGGGAAAAGGGTATGGTTCTATATTGGGGTGGATATTGCCAGCCGCTGTATGACAGCCTTTGTCTATGGAAAGAGCAAAGAAGGGATTATCCTTGAGTTCTACAGACAATTAGTAAGGAACTATCACCAATGGGGGCTAAAACTCCCTTATGAATTGGAGTGCGAAAGCTCCCTTAATAGTAGCTTTAGCGACACCTTCCTTAGAGAGGGGTATATGTTCCAAAAGGTAAGAGTGGAAGCCAATAACGCCAAGGGGAAGTATATAGAACGTATGTTTGGCAAGATGCGTAACAACAAAGAAAAATATGCCGATGGGTGGATCCCTCGCCCCTTTGCTAAGAACGAAGCCAACCAAGCGGGCAAAGGTGCTACCAAGATTATCCCTTATAATGAACTCGTGCAGGCACGCCTTGCCGATATAGAGGATTGGAACAACGAACCTCACGATGAAGATCCAAGCGTAAGCCGTTGGGAATATTTTCTCAATAACCAATTGGAAAGTCTACCAGAGACGAACTACCGAGCTATATTGCCCTATATTGGTTACTCTGTTAAGACCAGTTGCAAACAAGGCTTTATCAGCTTAAACAGACAAAAAATGGCAATAGCCGAAGCGGGAAAGATACTTACAGGCGACCCACTTATTGAGAAAATGAAACAGATAGAAGGTAAGGATATAGAGGTGTATTGGTTGGACGGCAATGACGGGGAACTTATAAAGGCAATTGCTTACTGTGGTAACCGCTATGTATGTGAAGTGCAACCGATGCCACGTTTCCAAAGAGCACAAGCCGAGCAAACCGAAGAAGACACCCTTATCAAGGCGCTGCAAAATGCTTATACAATGACCATTGTACGCTATGTACAGCACCAAAGCAAAGAGATTACTCCTATAGGGGTGATAGACAGGACACCGAAGCCAAAACGCTCTTTTGTAATTAATAATCTCAAGCGATTCGAGGCGTGCGAAGCAGAGGAAGTAGAAATATTGGACGACTACGATACTATGGAGGAAGACGACAGACAAATCCTCTACAATCCCAGTACAGGGACAGAATACACTAAAAATTGGAGAAAAAAATATGCTATATGAAATTATCAATAGACTTTAAAAACAAGGTAAGGGAAGCAATTCTTTCCGACCGTGAGAACTATGGAGGTTCTGATGCTGACTATGCTAAACGCATAAATTTAAAAGGAGCTATCCTCTCTCGTCTTAAAAAAGGAGAAGTGGAGAAACTCATTAGCGACACCCAATGGCTGGTAATTGCTCATCAGCTTGGCGTACAGGTAAGGGATAATGCTTGGAAAGTAGCTCGTACAGCAGTATATACTGAAATAGAAGATAACCTACTCTACTGCAAGGAGTACAGCAAATCTATGATCTTGGTAGATGATTGTGGTATTGGTAAGACTTTTTGCTCTCGACACATTGTCCGTAAGCTCAAAAATGCTTTCTATGTGGATTGCTCCCAAGCGAAGACCAAACAGCAGTTTATCCGATTGCTTGCTAAGACTATAGGGGTGGATAATACAGGTAAGTATGTAGATGTAAAGGCAAGTATCAAGATGTGTCTTATTTACTTAGAACAACCTCTTATTGTACTTGACGAGGCAGGAGATTTGGACTACAACGCTTTCCTCGAACTCAAAGAGCTATGGAACGCTACCCAAGGTGAATGTGCTTGGTATATGATGGGAGCCGATGGACTAAGGGCAAAGATAGAGAGTGGTATTGCTCATAAAAAGGTAGGTTATGCTGAGATATTCGACCGCTTCTTTGACATCACCTCAATTGTCCCCCAAGGAACGGATGATCGTAGGGAGTTTTACATACAATTATTGGGTGATGTGGCATCGGTAAATGCCAAGCAAAAGGAGGATGTGGACAAACTCGTACGTAAGTGTATGAATCCGAATGACCTTAATACAAAGGATGTAACCCCTTCCGATTGGAAGAGACTTAGGTATTTGGAGAATTTAATTAAGTTAAGCTAATGGCAAGAATAAAAGGTATATACGGGAAACAATTATTGGAAAAAACCTATAAAACCTTTCCTTTTGAGGGGGTATGGGAGAAAGCTCTTGGCAATCCCGAAGTAGGTGGGTTTTGGATTATCTATGGGCGAGAGAAGCAGGGGAAAACGTGGTTTTCGCTAATGTTAGCGGAATACTTGAGCAAGTTTGAACAGGTGATGTATGTAAGTGCCGAGCAGGGCATTAGTAAGTCCTTTCAAGAGGCATATATCCGTAGTGGGCTTGACCCCAGCAACCGCAAGTTAAAGATAGTACCCTATACAGAACTTACCGAGATAGAGAAAGCATTAGCTAAGCAACGTGCCCCTAAAGTGGTGATTATAGACAATACCACAGTTTATAAAGACGAGCTAACAGCCCCTAAACTTAGGGAATGGGGCAAGCATTACCGCAATGTATTGTTTGTCTTCCTCGCTCACGAAGAGAAGGGGGAACCCGATATAGCAGTGGCAAGGCTTTGTAAGAAGCTCGCAGAGGTGATTATACGAGTGGAAGGCTTGGCATGCAATATATCGGGGCGTTGTCCTGGTGGGGTGCTTACCATAGACAAGGAGAAAGCAGAGTTATATCATAGTACAATTATAAGTGAAGAGTAAAAATTATGGAAACTATAGAAAAGCAAAAGACATTTAGGCACTGCCTGCTGTACTACTTAGATTGTAGTTATAGGCAGTATGAAGCGATTAAGTACAAGTACTTCCTTGACTGGTGTGAAAAAGCGAATCGTGAAAAACGAATCGTGAAAAACGTAGCTGACTTGGTGGGGAATGACTATCTCAACAACTGGTTTGATGACCAATGGCACTACTATGTGGAGTGTGATATAGCGTATTACTATGGCAAGGCACTTAGAGAGGGCGTATTTGACCAATCAGATGTAGAACTAATGATAGAGATTGCGGTAGAGCAGATTAATCATATATACCCGAAAGTGCTATTAGGTAAAATCAGAAGAGAACTCAAATTTCAAAGCTAATGAACCAACTATATATGGAAGTACTGAGGCTTGACAACTTTTTGCAAGCCTTGACAGAATCAGAGCGGACAATGATACATCAGTATCATGCCGGCTACAGAACACAGCTACCACTAATTGTATATACCCTATACGAGTATATCAAAATAAAGAACTGGGAAGCCCCCGACTTCCGCTACAACCCAGAAAGAGTATTGACCTGGTATAATCAGGAATATGGGACTTGGGAGCCAATAGAGACCCACGAATTATATAAAGCAAAAGTAGAACGATAATTTAAAATAGATAAAAAATGAAAGTTATTAAAGATTTAGCAGTAACGGTTACCTATACGGTAGAACTTGGAGGTGTAGAAGTACCCGATAAAGTTTTTGAACAATTAAATAATATGGCCGAAGATGATGCTATGGAATGGGAATATGAAGTAGGAATAGACGAGTAATAACAATTAAAAAAGATAAAAAATGAGCGTAGATTTATCACAGATGAGTACCGAGGACTTAAAAAAGTTACAAGAGCAACTCAAAGAGAAGCAAAGAGCAGAAAAATTAGCTAAACAACAGAGCAGACAGACACTTTTAGAACTTGAAGCAGAATTGGTAGATGATAACATTGGGTTCTGCCTTTCACAACGAGAGGATGTAGAGGATTTGGTAGCGAAACTTTTCCAAGAAGCGAAGACTATCATAGCCCTCCGTGCAGAGCTATACGGCACTCAGAAAGAGAATCAAGATTCACATACCTTTACCAAG